ATTTGACATAAAAACCCCCAAATTTACGAAATTTCAACCAAACTCAATCGAACAAATGGATTACTTAAGTGAGCTCGCTCAAACAGATGCTACCATCATGACTTACGGTGATGGTCAGATCATGATGAAGACCAGACTTGGTCTCCATGTGCAGAAGGTGGAACAAAAAGGCTTCTCCGAGGAGAAGAACGACGTGTTGAGAGATGACACTATGGAAACTGTAGCTAATTCTCAACGCTCAGTTGATGTACAACAGACACTGGACTCACTTAGTGGTGAGAGGTTTACCGAGAGGTTAAACACGTCTGTTGCTTGTGTTGGGACTATATACGGCAGTGAGCAGGCAATAATACACTCTGAGAGAAACCACTCGTACTTCGGTATGAATAAGAGATACCTGACTACGGATGGTATGCCAAACGAGACTGCCATTATTAAACGTCTCAAGGAGTTGAATATAGTGCAAGAAGTAAAAGAAGCAAGGTTAGGCAGACTGTACAACTCGGTGTTCACTAGAGATTTTTACGATAATGCATCACTGTTGTTATACGTCTTGCATACGCACATGTACCTATACAGGTTTTGGGCGGGTAACAAGGTATATACGCATACTATACCTATACCTTATAATGATGTTGTGGGTATACTAGAAGGGACTATTGGCCAGGCTACTAACGCGTTCCGTGAATATATATCTCACCATCCCCAAGGTGTCGGTCTAGGCAAAGGTGACGTAGAGGTGTCTGAATGCGTTAGGGCATTAATGACTTGGGTTGACGAGGTAGCGGAGACAGTTGACAGGGAGAGAGATGAGGCAGTCAAGGCACAACTCGCGGCTAGCGCGAAGTATGATTGGACGATTAAAGTTTGGAAGATGTATTCGTACGACGATGGGCATTCAAGAAGTGGGAACACATTCGGTAACGTGTTTGGATTTAGGAAAAACATGTTCAAGAAGCCAGGTAAGATGTTCACATATAGGACTTCGTCGAGACAATGTATCGTCAGCTTTGACCCCGCAGCCCACATCAATGACGGAGCGGCCGATGGTTATGGGAACAATGACTACTTCATTAATTGTACGTCCCTAACAGTAAAGGAGGTTTCAATACTGAGTCAAATCTTAAATGGGGTCACAAGGCAAACTCCGTTCTTAGCGGACCAGACTGTTGATTTAGTTGAAGATCTGGTGAACGTGACTAGTTTAGGGCCTGTTAACTACAGCCCCAACAACTTTGAGTATACAGGGAGGGACCTACACCAACTACTGATTAAATTGATCAACTCTCACCGCTGGCATGAAGATTACCTCACTGCTACACGGGCGGCAAAGTACTGGTTGGCACAACCAGCCACTGAAACGGTGGAATCGCACTGGTGGCTACACCAAGAGAGAAGGTTGATACTGCCTAAACTCGGATTAAAGAGAGCATGCTTTCACTTCCTGATCCAGGATGAAGGTGTATGCACTACACAGCAAGCAATTGATGTGGTAACAAAGCTTAAGTTGAACGATGACCGATTTACAATCGAGTCACTTCTAATGAACACTTACTGGTATTGGGGTGAATTTATGTATGTGCATAACAAATTATCTCAAGCTAAGCTACAACAATCATTACGCGGTTTCAAGATAATGGATCTCGAAGAACGAATACGTGCCGATGGCCTAGTATCAGCCATGATTGGGAAGAAGATAGACCTACCGATACATACTTGTGTTCGTACAGAATGGGCAGTACAGTTAGAGGAGAAGTACAATATAATCGTACCCTTCGGCACTATCAACTTCAACTCTATCGCTGATTACGGTTACCGGAGGAATGCTGACGAGAATTATATATTAGACACCCTAGTCACCCCTGGTTGTAGTGCTGCCATAATAGGGATGAGTGGGACGTTGATGGCGGGTACTCCTTATAGTGGGATGTTCAACCAACAGCCGGCCATGAAAGTTGT